TCATCTATCAAGCCTACTTTTTGTAGGACTTCTTTTGTGAAGAAGGAAAACATTCCAGCTACATGTGTATATAAAGCTATTTTAATAGTATTATAATCAATTACTATACGCGGGCTGGGGTCTGAATCTTGATTTAACTCATGACGGTTATGTAGATCAAAATGTGCATTTTGTTTGCGGTTAAATGGGGTACCAGGACCGTAATTAAAGTGCTGTATTCCTGATAGTTTTGAAGCCTCAATGTATTCTTCAAATACATTTTTATTAAAAATAACTACATCATCTTCTATTAAAAAAAGATATCACAATCTCTATCAAGCAGATACTTTAAAGCTTTATTTTTTGATTTACCAACCCCAAGGTTAGTTTCGTTCAATAGCCATTCCCCTTTGAATAATGATGTTTCAATAGGTTTACCGTCGTTAACAACTACTAGTTCATCAATAATATCTTTACAGGGAGCAAGAGAATCCAATAAACTCGTTAAGTATTCAGGTCTATTACAAGTTACGATTCCTACTCCAATTTTAGTGCTCATTTGTTGTTTGAGATATTCTGTAAAGATCTATACATTTATCTAATATATCTTTTTTTGGCACGTTAACGTCTAGAAGATTTACAAATTCGTATAAAGCAGTATCAATATCGATCGAAACTTCATTGAGTTCAGTAGCTGATAACTGCACAGATTCAAAAATATTAAAATCTGTTCTAACATGCTTAGGTTTATACTGACTAAACTTGGAAAGCATTAAACTAAGAACTTGTTCGTTAACATTTTTATCTACACAAAGGCTAACAAAGTTATTAGTAAATTCATTACCGATATTTTCTAAAGCTATTTTACCGTCAATGAGATCGGAAATTTTAATCTTTTTATGTTTCGGGGTAATATTATTTTCCACTAACTCAACACTTAGATCATCAGTATCAAGAATAGTAAACCCTTTGACTTGATCTCTATCACCAAAGTCTAGTTCATGAGGCGACCCAAGATACAAAATCGATTTACCTTTTGGATATTTTCTATGCTCGCGAAGATGAAAATGACCGGTTATAACGAGGTTAGTTTTATCGAGTAGCGAGCCACTTTCCAAGCCATGATCACACACTTTATGTGTATTCATCTTAAAGTTAAGAATTTCAAAATGGCCAACTAACACATCACATTTAGGAATCTCGTCTGCAGGAGCTCCCCAGGGGCAAAAGCAAAAAACTTTACCGTTTATATTCTTAGTAGTTAACTCTTTATACACCGTGACGTTTTTATACCCGTCAAGAATAGAAATAGAATTAACATCTGATTTATCTTTGTAGTAACAGTCGTGATTACCGGTAATGGCAACAATATTATATTTACTTAAAATATCAAAAAACTCATAAGCACAATGAATAGTATTAACTCCAATTTCGTGTCGATTATGAAAGATATCTCCGGCAATAATAATGTCTTTAATATCTCTTAATTTTAACTCTTGATCGAGCCAACGCGCGAAATCTAAAGCAATATTATGCCAAGTCTGAGCGTTCTGGTGAACTCCAAGATGGATATCTGAAATACAGGCTACCTTATTTGAGCTAAAATGCATTACTGATTTTCAATACGAAAAGAATCATCATACTCGGTATCGAATTTTGTATTTTTTTGTACTGGAATTTGACCTGCTTCGGTAAGAAGTGAATAGACTTCGGTTTGATAGCGATGAATAGTGTCATGCTCTTTCTTTTCTTTTTTAATTCTATTTTGAAAAGCTCTATAAGCAACTTTAGTAAAATATGAGAACGGGTTATAACCTGATTTACATTTAAATCTCTGACGAGTTAGAGCTGTAATCATTTTAATAATAGCATCCCCAATCATTTCTTCTTTGTATGAATAATTGATAAAGTTTTGTGCATACCCAAGACGCGTAGCAATCTTTTGAATCATATCAGCAAGATCTGAAGGTATATCTTTTCCGCCTTCATCATAGTATTTGATAATAAGATTTTCCATCTCTATAGGGTCAACGTAGTTAGGCTTAAGTTCTTCTTTAGTTCTACGTACCCTCTTCTTTTTAACTTTTATATCAGAATCCCACAATGAAGCAAAATCTTCTTCAGAGTTAGGATCGTTTTTGAAGTCTTCGTCTTTAATTTTTCTTCTGCGAAACATAAGGTTATAATATATTAAAGTAAATAAAAATCAAGGCTCAGTTAGTTCTGTGACAGAGTAGGGTATTTCTTCTCTGTCGTAAAGTGCTAGTCTTTCAACCATATGCTTATTTCCGTAGCGAAGGTTATCCCAAATATCAAATATGGTTGCTAGCTTTTTACTAGAATGTTTTCTTAAAGATCGTCCAATTGATTGAATAATTTTAATACGAGCTTTGCCAATAGCAGCAAAAATGATATTGTGAAGGTTTTTAATATTAATACCGGTTGAGAAAATCTTTGATATAGCGATACAAGCAACATTGTCTTGTTCTTCCATAAGCTTACGAATCATTTCCCGCTCTTCAATTTCTACAGCTCCGTGAACAAAGTGAACCTCTTTGTTAGTGTTAGCTTGTAAGACTCTTAATAGTTCTTCTCCATGTGCAATTCTATCAACCATTATAAGAGTATTCTTATCTGCTTTATTAACTAATTTTGTAATAATAGAATTTCTAAATTGGTTTGTCTGTAACCAAGTTATCTCTTCTTCGTACCCTGCTGTAGGATTAACCATAGAAGAAATTGTAAACTGAGGTGTGTTTTTATAAGTCAACTTTAAAGCTGCAACATGAACCTGAGAAATATATTTTTGTTCTCTAAGATCTATTGACTGCTTAAAGTAAATAACTTTTCCTATCTTTCCAAAAATGTTCCATTGATCTATTTTATTATCCGGCAGAGTTCCTGTAAGTCCGTAGCGAAAAAGCGCAGGAATTTGCTCCACAACTTTATTAATTTTATTTCCATACTTTAATTTGTGTACTTCGTCAATAACAAGTAATTTTATATCTTTTAACAAAGACAAATCTTGTTTTTCAGAAAGTAAAATTTGTGCGTTTGAAATTACTATTTTAGCATCTTTATTTGGCTCAATTGATCCTGTCCACTTAGTAATCTCATCTTCAGAAATCCCGTACTCAATAAAATCAGAGTAAGTCTGCGCTACAAGCTGAATATCAGGTACTAGGATTAATGTTTTACAATCATGCTGGGCTTGAATCGATTTAACAAGAAGTGCAATTACAAGTGTCTTACCTGCTGAAGTTGGCAATACAATAACCCCAGACTTATTTCTAATAGCAGACATTACTGACTCTTCTTGGTAATCTCTAGGGCTGAGATTTAACTTTACAAGCTCTTCTTTTAATACAGGAATAGTTATTACATCTCGAAACTTATCAGTAACTTCAATATTAAATTGTATGTCTTGTTTTTGTAAAAATTCTAGAATAGAAAATACAAGACGTGGCTCAAATCTGCCTTGAGGTGTTATAGCGTACTGTCTTGTTTGTGGTCTATAGCCAATAGCATAACGGCGCTTGAAGACCTGTTGTTTATCTTCAACTGAAAAGTGCTCTCGAATATTTGAAAGATAGTCTGAAACTATTATTCCCTTCTTTCGAGAAGTGTCATAATCAAAAGTTACTTGTACCATTATGTTGTTTCGAGTTTGACAATCTCGATAAGATTTTTAATGTCAAACGAAATAGATCTAAAATTGGCTTCAATTTTACCGAGATACTCGACAATGAGTTCATGCTCAGCAATTTGACCATCTATTTTTGATAATATAGGGTGATTAATTGCCGCCTCATTTAAAGATCTATCAGATATACCAACTGGAGATTCTGATTGAATTCTATCAGAAACTTTTTGTATAGCTTCTTTACGTAGTTTTTTGAGTTTGAGAATTTCTTGTTTATGAAACATAAGACGGCCAACCCAGTAGTGTCTTGTCGCTGGAAGATCCATTTGAATCTGTTTCATGTTGAATTCATCGACTGTTACATACTTCTTGATATCCTCGTTATATTTTTCTATGAGAGATATTATTGAATTCTCAGAATTCTTTTCTGTTTTTTGTTCTTCCATATCTGTATCCAATTATAATAAACTATTTTTTTGATAAAACAACTTAAATATTAGTGTGCTAGACTTTGTTGAGACAGTAACGGAACTATTAAATGAAGAATCTCTTCATAAATGGTTTAAAAGAAACAAAGGAAAGGGCTGGGTGAATTGTAAAAAATCAAAACCCGGTAAAATAGTGCCATGCGGTAGATCGAAAGGTACTAAGGGTCCTTCAAAGGGTTACCCAGCCTGTAGACCAACTCTTTCTCAATGTACAGGGTCTAAAGCTAAGAAAAAAGGACCTAAAAGAATTAAATGGTCTAAAAAGAAATAAATACTCTAAATGCAAACATTTAAAGAATTTTTTAAACAGCAACTTCTAGAAAAGAAGGATAAGTGCTATTACAAAGCTAAAAGAAAATACAAAGTATTTCCATCAGCCTATGCATCAGGCTATATAGTAAGATGCCGAAGAGGACAAGTAAAATGATTAATTTAGAAACATTAATAAAACAAGTATTAGAAGAAGAAAATATGGCTGGCGGAGCTGACTCAGCTTTTGGACCTGGTGTTCAAGCGACAGCTACTCAGTTTTCAGGAGACACTTATGCATCAGGAGATGCCCGTGTTCCTAAAAGTCTGTTTGGTGGTATAGTTACTCGCAGAGGATTAATTAAAGGTAGAAAGAAGCGTAAAAAGAAAAAACGCTAATTCTGCTTTATGGACACTGGTCATTGGTTAATAGGGGAAAGTGTATACCTGCATGAAAACATGTTCGGTTTTATATACGAAATAACCAATAAAGTTAACGGCAAAAAATATATCGGTAAAAAACAGTGTGTGCGTAAAATTAAACGTAAGCCCTTGAAGGGTAAAACCCGTAATAGAATCGACCATAAAGAATCAGATTGGAAAACTTATACTTCATCTTCTAATGAACTAAATGAAGATATTGAAAAGTATGGTAAAGAAAATTTTGAATTTCGCATTCTTAAAGTGTGTGGTTCAAAATGGGAACTCGGATATGAAGAAATTAAAGAACAAATAGCCCGAGATGTTTTACGAAGAGATGATTATTACAACGGAATTATTAACGTTCGCATAGGGACTCCTCCTAAGAGTCTCTTAAATAATACATAATGGAATTGATTGACGAAAAGAAAGTTTCTGTTTTTAAGCCGGTTTCAAGATGCTTGTATTGTAACTCTACATCTTATGGTAAGGGGTGCCGCTTTGCTCCTAAGGGGGTACATTTTCATCCAAAAGACCCTAAAAAATGTTCGTATTGTGGCTCAACATCATACGGTAAAGGCTGTAGATTAAATCCTTTCGGGGAAATCCATCTTCACGGTATTGATTATAATAAAATGTTTAACGAATCTTTCAAAAACAAATTTCTCCTCTCGATGCTTAATAAAGAGTATAAAGATTTTGAAGCCTGCAAACTTGGCATTATAAACGAAAAAGGAGATAAAATTAAAGAACCTATAACGGAACAAGAATTACAAGCTTACTCTCCAGAAACGAAAACGATTTTGAAAGTTAAGAAATATCTAGGTTCAAAGTTGGATCTCATAAATCAGACTGCAGTCTTAGAAAACATTAACAATCTCAACTACAATAAAGAGAACCATAAAAAGTTATTGCAGTTCGAAGAAAAATTTAATAATATTTTTGCAGAATTACACGAATTAACAGACGAGGCTCTTAAAGAAGGCTTGTCTATTGAACAAGTACAAAAGCTACTGCAATAATGTATAAAGAATATCCTAACTCTAGGGTCTGTGCTATAGATTATTATCCCCTCTTTTTAGAAGCTCTAAAAGAGACATACACAATTACTCGTAAGTATAACCTATCCTTTAGTAAAAACTCTAAAGACATACAGAAGTTCTTTTATCATTATTGCTTAGAAAAGTTTTGCTCAGGGTACAAAAAATGCAATTCCAAGTATCCTAAAGTTCTTATTGTTTATCCTCTACCAAAAGATGTTTACTTTACGGATAAAAATTTACAAAAAATTCTTAATGTTCTGCCCGTACCTTGGATTAAGTGTTCTTCGTTTGATTCACCAGATACAGAGATGGGTTGTGTAAGGGCAATAGAAAAGAATCGTATAGGTGGACAAAAGCTTAATAATTTTGCCAATAGACATTCTCTTCATAAGCTTCTCTTGTCTCAAAAAAATCTGAAACTTTTTTCAGGTGGATCAGTTGATTATTCAAAGTAACTGAATAAATGCATATATAGAGAGGTTGGGCCCTTCGCCAAATACTCTTAGATTTTTAATTGTTCCAGATTAAATAATATATATGAGTAAATTTGATACCGTTCTAAGTAAAATTTCGGAAGCGCTGCCCGTAACACCGGCTCAACAGCCCGCAGCTGCAGCTCAACCTAAACCAGCTGGTACTAATCCAGCTCAGCAACCTCAATTAGACCCCAAAATTGTACAAGAATTGATTGCTGCGCAAAACGAACAGCAAGTTAAATTAGCTCTACAAAAGCTTCAAGCTGTACAGGCAGCTCAGCAAAAACCAGCTACAGGAACACAACCCGCTGTATAATTGTATATGAGCAAGTTTAATGCTCTATATAATCAAATAATAACCGAGCAGCCCGTACAACCACCTGCTCACGCTGCGCAATTATTACCTCAAATTGAAATGATCGGGGATATTGTTAAAAGACAGAGTGTCTCTAAACAGCCAGCTGTTATTAATAGTATAATGCGTGGTATTACAGACCCTAAAAATATACCAGGTGAACTGGCTGGCTACGGCACTGAATTACCTGAACTAGTTAAAAAAATAGGAAATTATATAGCGTCTCAACCTGTTGATCATCGAACAGATGTAATTGAGCTGGTTAGACAGAGCGCTTCTCATCCTCAAAATTAATAAATAATACAAATGGATAAGGTCATCATTAATCTTCTTAAAATTCAAAACCAGTTAAGAATTCTTCATTGGCAGACTAAATCTTATGCTCGTCATAAGGCATTTGGTAATACATACGACAGTCTAGATGATTTAATTGATACACTTGTAGAAATACATCAAGGTAAATATGGTGTAATTACATATGAAACACCAATTGATTTTGGTTTAGTGAATATTGAAGAAATTGAAATTGATCAGATTCTTATTCAGCTTAACGAATATCTAACAGGACCGTTTAACGAAATGCATGATTCTGTCAAAGATACAGACTGTCTCAATATTAGAGACGAAATTCTAACAGTTATTAATAGACTACGCTATCTCTTAACGCTTAAATAATAGAGCGTTATGATTGAACAGGCTTTCAATAGCTTTTATAAAGAGAATACTAGTAAGTATCTTATTATTGAACAACAAGAAGGTATTATTAAGCATCTTACCCATCTTGAAGAGCTTATTCTTACCCGTCAAAAAGAAGGCTTAGATATTGCAGTTGAATTTATTAAAGCTTTAACAGAGACGTTTAACGGTAACGCTGATTCTGGTGTTTTTACAACCGTCAAATACGACGGTGCTCCTGCTATAATATGCGGTTATAACCCCGAAAATAACAAGTTTTTTGTATCTACAAAGAGTATTGCAGCCAAGACACCAAAAATTAACTATACAGTTCAAGATGTTCAGCAAAACTACAGCCAAGCACCCGGGTTAGCTGAAAAAATGAGACTTGCTCTCCTTTACTTACCAAAGGTTATAAAACAAAATCTTTATCAATGTGATTTTATGTTTGATGAAGCCACATTACAGCCAATCGACTTTCAGGGTGAAAAGCTTTTAGCTTTCAAACCTAATACAATCACGTATGCGGTAGAAGCAGATTCAGAATTAGGCAAAAAAATTCAAACAGCACAGATTGGCGTTGTATTTCATACTCGTTACACCGGACCTAACTTACAGCAACTTTCAAAATCTGCCGACGTTAATGTATCTGAATTTAACCAGTCACCCGAAGTATGGTTTGACGATGCAAAATTTAAAGACGTTTCCGGTACAGTTACATTAACCGACGATGAAAAAAGAACGGTAGTTGAGACCCTTAACACGATTACAAAGATTGAAGGTATAACTAACTGGACGGCCTTACCAAATAATTTTTATGTCCTAGCTAATACATATATTAATACCCTTATTCGCCAAGGTAAGTTTGTTGAAGATCCAGAAGAGACTTTTAACGGTTTTATAGAATGGTATAATGGCCGAATGGACAAAGAGATTGAAAAGCTAAAATCAGAAGCTGGTAAACAAAAAAAGATAGAAGGTAAAAATAAAGCAATCGAATATTTTAATACTAATAAAATGTCTATTGTTAACATTTTTAATCTTACAAAAAAGTTAGCAGATCTTAAAAAGATTTTCTTTAACAAATATAGTACAGCTATTAAAACAAAACAATTTTTAACACAACCTGACGGAACGTTAAAAGTTACACCCGGAGAGGGTTTTGTTGCTGTAGACAAGTCTGGTAATATGGTAAAGCTTGTTGACCGGTTAGAGTTTTCTCGGGCTAACTTTGCTATTTCCAAGGAGGAAAAGTTTAAATGATAGCCTTTAATCAGTTTTTTACTGAACAAACAAGAGATGGTAAACTTGTTGTAGTTTATTCAGGCCGGTTTCAGCCGGCTCATCGCGGACATGCACAAGTTTACAAATCCCTTGTTCAGCAATATCCAGGAGCTGATGTATATGTTGCTACTACAAATAAGGTAGATGAAAAATCACCTTTTAATTTTGAAGAGCGTAAATTCACTTTAGTAAAAGCTGGTGTACCCGCTGATAAAATTGTACAGGTTATATCACCTTACGTAGCTAAAGAAATAACATTAAAATACAATGATACAAAAGACAAACTTATATATGCTGTATCAGAAAAAGACATAGATAGATTTTCTTACAAACCAAAAAAAGATGGTTCACCGAGCTATTTTCAAAAACTTCAAGATGCCGAAGAAATGCTACCTATGGGTGAAAAGGGATATATAGCCATAGCACCTGTCTTTCCTTTTAAGGTTTTAGGTAAAAATATAACAAGCGCAACTCAGATTCGCGACATGTACAAGCATGTTTCAGAACCAGAAAGAAAACAAATTATTACCGACTTGTACGGAAAGTTTGACGAAGGTATCTATAACCTGTTTAATAAAAAGTTGAAATAAGTTCTATAGCTGATATAATACAGCTACATGAAAACAAGCAGTACGGTAACTTTAGATCTCAAACAAGACGAGGCAAACATGCTTTTAGAAGCCCTTTTGTTTGCTTCTTCTGTTAACGTCGGAGCAGATTGGACAGAAAAAGATATTACTAAAATGGTATCTTTATCTAAAAAGCTTAAACGCCAATTAAATGGTTCAACTAATCTTGAAAATATTGTCTTTTATCAGGAAGATAATTACGAAGATAAATGGACACAATCCGTCTTTAACTTCTTTAAAAGAGATCTTAATATTATACCTTTACAACAAGCTTAAAAAGTAATCTGTAATTTCTTTTTTATTATCTAGATTTAAAATAGTAGCATAATTACCATGTTTTTCTTTTAATTCTTGTACTTTATCAAAACTACTTATTATTACTATTTTTTTATTAGGGTATGTAGTATGTAGTAAATTTATTTTGGTATCAAAATCTTGTTTCCATTTTTCATAGGCATATCCGGTAATTTCAACTAATTGCTCTTTAATAATAAAATCTACTATTTTTACTTTATTATTACATAATTTAAAATGATGCTCGTAATCGTATAAAATATTATTTGTTTCTAAAATATCACTAAATTTGGCTTCGTATTTTGAACGAAACTTCCTACCGGATGAATTTACAACTGTACATCCAATAAATTTATCTCTTGTAAAATTAGGGTTTTTGTCGCCTCTCTTAAATCCACAGCTTGGGGTTTTATGACCATAGATTTGTTCATATGTTTTTCCTTTTGTTTTTTTACTAACACCTTTACCACTTAAAGAACGTCTAACACTTTGATTTTTAATAAAATTATTTTTTTCGAGTATTTGATAGTTATTTGTTAATCTATTAATAATGAAATTTTTACATGTAACAGGAGATATATTAAAATGTTTAGATAGTGGGTATCGGTCATAATTTATTTTTATTAAATTTTCAAAACGTTTTATAACTTCTAAATAACCTTTATTTTGTTGTATCCACATAGGTACTTTTTCACCGTTTTTAAGTTTAGTGTAAGAAATATTATTTTTACCTTTTTGAGTATAACCTTTTCCCTTTATGTTAGTAAACTTTTCTCCTTTAATAGGTACATACATTGCAAGTTTGTTCATATACATGTATATTTATACAATTAATTTATTAAAAGTTGAATTTTTCTAAAAAGATAGTATTATTTTTAACACTATATGTATACATCAACAAAAGTTCTAGAACTCGGTTCATGTGCCTTTAGGCAATGGAGAGCAGCAGATGGCAGAGAGGCCGGAGACAATTCATCAAGATGTAGTAAAGTGCATGGATACAGATTAATGGCAAAGTTTTGGTTCGGTTGTAAAGGATTAGACGACCGCAATTGGTGTGTTGATTTTGGTGGCTTAGGCAAAATTAAAGCTCTATTAAAACAACAATTTGATCATACACTTTTAATTGCAAAGGATGACCCATTACTGCCTTTGTTTCAACAACTTCATGATAGTGGTGGTTGCGATTTACGTATTATGAATGCTGTGGGCATCGAAAGAACCGCTGAATGGTGTTTTAAAAAAATTGACCCTATTGTTAAAGAAATAACTGTAGGACGTTGTTGGCTAGAAAAAGTTGAGGTTTGGGAACATACAGAGAATTCAGCAATTTATCAGCCATGAAAAAAGATCTTGATATTATAACAGCAAAGTTTGAGCAAGTATGGCCTAAGGATCGTAAAATCGGTTTTTGGGAGTTTTTATCTTTAGTATCTATCTTGATTTTTGCTGCATTTTATCTATTATTGTTTAATCCTATTGGCTGGATTGCTATTGTAATTTGCACATTGCTATATAAATTTGTCGTAGGAGCTTAAACATAAGAGAATGTTAAAACATCTCCTGGTATAAAAGGGTGTTTACGTCGTTGTTTAACAGTCCAGGTTTTGTTTTGCAAAAACGCATATATACAGCTTCGATCTATTTTATACGATTTACTAAAATGTGTTTTGTTGCGAAAAACGCCTAGTAATTCATTATTTTTATAAACCTCAAAAGGACGATCTTGATAATTTTTATAATTTGGATCATTAAAAGTCTTCTTAAGAGATGTTTTCCGTCTTTCTTGATGAAGTTGTTTTTGTTCAGTAGTTCTATTTTTAATAGCTTTTTTTATGGCATTACTGTGTTTTTTACCATAACGTTTCTTTATAAGAGACATTTTATTCGGTAAGTATGCTAATGCGTCTCCTCCTGCTGCAAATCTCTTAACATTGTAATATTTTGGTTTTTTACCGTATAATAATTCTTCACATTTAATCATATCTAAATATTTTTGTTCTTCTTTAATTAAGTTGTTTGTAAATTTTATAATTCGTCTTTTAAAATCATAAGGTCGTTTTTTGTAAGCTTTTAGCATTCTTGACGAAGAGCAAATATATTTGTCATTTACATCTCCTTTATGAGAGCCAATATAATATAGTTTTCTTAGCTTATCATACCAAATATAAACAAAACCAATATATGTCATATTAATATTTATTTAACATGTTAGGGGTTTAAAAGAAAATATTGATTAAAAATAAGTTGATTAAAAATAAGTTTATACTATACTATGTAGGTATGAGTGAAAATGATTATCTTTTAATTTCAGACGACGGTCCCGGCTTTAGCACTATTGAAGGAGAAGGTAGATTAATCGGTGTACCAAGCATATTTTTGCGTTTGTTCGGTTGCAACTTAACCTGTAAAGGGTGGGCTTCTCCTGACTCACCTTGGGGCTGTGACTCTTTTGTGTCTTGGTCAAAAAAGAATAAATGGACCTTTGAAGATGTATTTAATTTTTATGAAGAAAACGGTTTTATAGAAAAATTAAATAGAGGAGATGTTTGGAAATTAACTGGCGGTGAACCAAGCTTAAGACAAAAACCTCTTATTAGATTTATTGATGCATTTATTGAAAAGTATGGATTTTTACCTCGTATAGATTTTGAAACTAATGCTACATTAATGTTCGAAGAAATTTGGATTGAAAAATATAAAGCAACATTTACAACTTCTCCAAAGATGTCTAGTAACGGAGACCCTGAAGAAAAAACCTATGTTCCAGAAGTTCTAAATTGGCATATAAAACAAAATTCATGCTTTAAATTTGTTATTACAGGTGAAAAAGATGTTGAAGAGCTTTTTAGAAAGTATATTACCTCTGATAAAGTAAAAGTGCCTAGGCATCTTATTTGGCTTATGGTTTGTGCTGGTTCTAGAAAAGAACATATTGAAAATGCTGCTTATGTAGCAGAACTTTGTAAAGAGTGTGGATTTAATTTTTCACCTCGTTTACAATTAATTTTGTGGGATAAAGCCCTGCGGGTTTAATAAGTTATTTTTTATGAAAATTGCATTCATGGGTACACAGTGTAATGGTAAATCTACACTGATTAAAGAGTTTATTAAAAGATGGCCGATGTACAAAGAGGTTAAGTCTTCTTATCGTAATCTCATCAAAACCGGAAAAGTAACTAATAACCAAGAGGGTACAGCAGAATCTCAAAAAGCTATTCTTAATGCCATAATAGACGACACTCAAAATGCTATTGCAAAAGGAGGGGATTTCTTAGTATTTGATCGCTGTGTAATGGACAATATTGCCTACTCTCTTTGGCTAAATGAAAAAGGTAAAGTATCTGATGAGTTTATTATGGATACAAAGCGTATTGCTTTTGAAGCTATTCGCACTTTTGATATTATATTTTATCTTCCATTAAGAGAAGAAATTAAAATTACACCTAAAAAAGGTAGAGATATTGACCCTGTTTACCGTCAAGAAATTGACAACATCTTTAGAGCTATTGTTGGTACATATGAAAAGTCTGCTGGTATCTTTTTTCCTAAAGAAGATTGCCCTGCTGTCATTACTCTCGAAGGTCCGCCTGATCTACGTATTGAGCAAATACCTATGTATATTAAACCTTCTGGTAAATTCTTTGATGAAGAAGACGGCTCTCTGTTAGCTGGTATGTAATTTGTATTAAATAATAATACAAATTTATGTTTAATTTTAAAGATATTGTATCTGATATTCTTTTAGAGCAAGATCCAGCTGATAATATTGCTGCTCCACTTAATAAAGATATAGCAGATAAAATTATTACTGCTGTTAATAGCAAGTTACAGGCTACCCCTATAAGTGAAGATATTTTAGAAAAAATATATCGCTTTTACCAAGGTACATATTTTACTGGAGAACTTTTAGTAACAAGTGATCTATTTGATTATGTACCTGTTTTAGATATTACTAGTCAGTCTCTGGGTGGTACAAAACCAAAAGCTGCATCTATTGCAAAGACTAAAAATATAAACACCTTCTATTCATCTTTAGCTAATAGTATTAGTACGTACGTACAAAATTTAATGCCAATATACGCAGGGTATGTAATAAAAGATAACGAAATTAAACGTATATACACTATTGCTTTAAAGGTTAAAAGTAAAAATGTTCTTTCAGAAAACGTATGGCCAACTATTAGCCAGTTAACCATAGTTGATGCATTAAATAAAATTCTTCAAACAAGACTTACAAAACTTGAACAATTAAAAATTTCTGTTCAAATGTTAAACGATGTTCCAAACAAACGCTTTAATACATTAAACGTTTTTAAAACTTATACAGATACATTAGCAAAAGATATATTTTTAAATACTGATGCTTACAGCAGCGGCGCTAAAAAAATAAACCCAGAAGTAGCAAATATTTTACTAAAAATAAATATCACTTACGAGGATCTTTTAAAACTGGCCACATATACTAAAAAATTGTACGAAAGCCTCTTGTATGCTCAGTTTCCAGAACCTGAGTCAAATACCCCAGAGCAACGCGCCCTAAATGCTAGTCTAGACAAAATTAAAGATAACACTCTTTTATTAGCAAAATACGGTTTATTTAACTTTACTTTACCAATTACACAAATTTCTATTCGACCAGAAGAAAAACAAGATGTAGGATACGACCTAGACAAAATAGATAAAATTAATAACGAAGCAAGTAAAGAAATTATCGATATTTTTAAAAAAATAAGTACCGGTATTCGTGAAAAAGATCAACAGTTTCAAAAATTAATCTCTCAAAGACTTTCATACCTTGGTCAAGCAGCTAGTTCATTAGCGAGCTTTGCAGGTGCAACCCTGTATGGAGGCCCGCAGTAATGTCTAAATTTAATCAACTCTGTGAAAGCTTTTTCCCTACTACTATGAAGGTAGTTACAAGGGTACGTTACCCTAGACAGATTCAATTCTCTGAAAAGTTTCTTAAATTCCTTAAAGAAGAATTCACAAGATTGCAAATGATTGAAGAGGCGGAAACTGAAGTAGAAGTTAAGCCAATTCGCAATTACAAAGACAAGTTTTTAAAAGCAATTAACTTTTGTGTTAGTAATCTCAAGTAGTCTTTTGCTTCATTAAAGCTTCTACCCCTGAATAGGAGTTCTGTACAATAAATTTGTAGGGAAGCTCATCTAAATGTAAATTACAGCAAATCTCATTTACATCCTTAAACTTCTTAAACTCTTTAGGCCATACAAAGAGTTTTTTATTTTGTTTAATGAGATTTTTAATCTTTTTAGACATCTCTTTATTGTTCTTATCGTTGTCGTAAACGTAAATTATTTCTTTATCGACGCACTTCTTAATAAAGGATTCCTGTCTATCAGTCATTGATGCCCCACCAACAGCCACAGCGTTCTTAACAAACATAGCATCAATAGGGCCTTCAAAAATAAAGATATAAGGTATAGAGTTATCTACAGCATCTTCGCCATACAAGGACTTCTCTCCGTACTTTGTTAGATATTTTGGGTATGTATCACCATCTAAAGTACGAGACTGATAAGACTCAATCTTACTCGACTCCCCATAAAAAGGTATTATAAGTCTATTTTTATGTACTTTGTCTTTTAGAGAGACGTAAAGTGACTTCGGCTTATTAACGGCTGTAAAAAGTCTTCGATTCTGTGCATACTCAACAGCCTTCTTTACAAGTTTTTCTTCTTTATGAAACGCTACCTGATTACTATCAAATATGTTTATAGCATCGTCAGGAAGAGTAGGTATGTCTATAGTCTTTACAACTTCGTTTTGTTTAGCAATTTTTGTCTGAATTTCTTTACTGCCATGAAATGTTTTAGTTTCTTTTAATATTTCGTAAATAGGTTTTTTAGAAATCTCATGAATCCAATTAAGCTCATTCCAAGACCTACTACAATTAAAACAATAAAAATACCGATCGTCTGGAAAATAAAAAAGCCGACGCTTGCGACCAGCAGAATGACCTTCCCCACATACACAGCACTCTGCGTTGTAAACCCTCTGATACTT